TTACGGATAGCCGGTGACAGAAACCTTCGTACCGTTCAGGCCAGCGGCCCCGGTGAAGATCATCTCCAACAGCTTATTGATCTCGGCGTTATCGCCATTGTAGACGATAGTGTCGCCCTGTGCGTCAACGTAATCCAGAGTACCATCACTGTTGTAGTTGATGACTACAGTGGCAATCGCCGCCGAAGCGGCAGTCTGCCCCTGGATTTTGAAGCCAGTCAGAATTTTGGTGGACATGAAGGTGCCTTTTGATGATAAGGAATTGATGCGGGAGAGAAGTCGCTTGCCATACTTTCGCGTGGCGTAGCTCCTGTAACTCCCGCATCAGTTCGGTTAGGCAGTCTTCAGTTCAACAGCGGACTCAGGACGCAGGATGCCGTAACCAGTCGCGTACTTAGCGACCACCAGCGTGCCCTGCTCCTTGATCAGGTAGGCGGACTCCATCTGAAGGTCCATCAGCTTGACCATGCCAACCGCGCCCTTCTGAAGGACGAGGCCAACAGTCGTGCTGAAGTTGCCCTGGTACGCAGCCGGGCCGGTGACAACGTTGGTCTGCGGAAGCTGATTGCTCTTCACAATCTCAACGCCAGCAACGCGAAGGACCTTGCCGTCCGCGTAGCTACCAGCGCCACCCCAATCCTTATCGAGGACAGCGGTAGTCTGCGCGAGCAGGTAATACTGCGCGGGCTTGAAGATCGCGTAGCGGTCCTGCTCGGGGTTGTTGTTCTGGTCAAGCGCCTGCGCGGCGTTGAATAGCCCGCTCGCAAGAGCCGCACCAGTCGTGCCGTAAGCAGCCTGCGTCTGAACAGTGCCGCCCGGATAACCGGCATCGGCGAGGTTCGCAGCAGCGCGCGCCGCGAGAATGCCAACCTGCTGAAGGTTGCTATCCATCGCGCGGGCCAGGGCGAAGCCAAGCTCACGGGTGTAAGGCGCACGGAAGTCGAAGTGCGACTGCGCCTCGTCGATCTGAGCGATGAACACCGGAGCGACCGTCAGGCCGTCAATGGTGATCACCTTCTCATTCGAGTTGATGTTATTGCCGAGAACGTCGGCACCCGGAACGTGAATGGCAGCGGTAGTGCGACCAATCACAGGAAATTGGGCCGATTTCCCGCTAGAGATATTTCGAGTGGTGACGCGATCTTGCATCACCGTTGCGATCTCAAAGCTGGTCAGGACTTCGCCGGACCAAACTTTGAGCCAAAGTGCGTCAGTCGCGCCAGCTTGATTGATCTGAGCTACGCGAGACGGATTCATTGCCGTAATGGGAGTTACTCGTAGAGGCGGGTTGGAAGGTAAGAAGCCTTCAACCCCGTACTCGCCTACAGTTGTCCATTCGCTTCCCCGCAGGAAAGTTTAGTGGGCCGTGGTAGACGGTGGTTCATAGTCTTCGATAAATCTATTGGACTTGGTGAGATTGTCCCTTGCCGGGGTAACACGTAAATTCCAATGGACATGCAAGCCACACACGTTCTTGCCTCTTAGCGGAACAATGTGGTCAACATGATGGGGTATGCCGGTCTGCGCCGTGCGCGTAACGCACTCTTCGTAGACCCTGGCGATTGCGTCGTGGTCAACCCATGTAGGTGTTGCCAGAGCAATGTATTCTTTGCGCTTGTTTAAGAGGGCGCGCTTCCTGCCACGGTTAGCTTGGTTCCATCGCTGGTTCCAAGATTTCCACTGTGCTGGGTTAGCTGCGTAACGCTTCTTGTTGCAAACGCGGTTGAGTTCTTTTTCTCGTTCTGGATTAGCGGCGCGAGAACGCCGTTTAGCTAATTTGTTTCGCTCCCTCTTACGCAGCAGTTCTTCCGAGACAAATTGCGCCTCGGGCATGGTGGGACTGTTCCGTGAATGGGAGGGTAAAGATAATGGGAGACTGAGGTGTGCCCATACGGAACACCTGTGCTCGTTCGCGACCAAGCCGACTCGTCAGTCGCCTCAGTCTCCCGTACACAAATTTAGATCGGTGAGCGTGCCAGCTTCTCTTCCACCTTCGCACGGAAGGCAGAGTCCTTGGCGTAACGCGGGTCCTTCATATCGACAGAGACCTGCGCCCAAGAGCCGTACACGTCACCACTGGTCTTCACCACGCCATCACCTGTGATCAGCGTAGGCTCGGAACCGGTGGCCTCATTGTATTTCGATACGATGCCATCAACGGCGAGCTTAGCACGCGCCAAGTCACCAGAATTGACAGCCTCGTTATACGCCTTGGCTTCAGCGGCAGGCACGTTAGCAACGGCCCACTGCATCACCTTACCGTAGGTCTCAGCACCACCAGCGAAGCCTTGAACAGCGCCGGAATACTGATTGGCACTGGCCTTCATGCCAGCGATATGCTGGTCAACAACCTGCTTGCCAAACTTGGCATAGAGACCGTCATAGGTCTCCTTGCTCAGGTCACCCTTAGCCTGAACCTCTTCCGTCAGCTTGGCGTAGTCGAAACCAGCCGCCTTCAGAACGTCAGTCATGCCATCCGGTGCGGGAGTGACCGCAGCAGCGGGCTTGGTAGGATCAACGACAGGAGCAGGCTCAGCAGCGGGCTTGGGAGCCTCACCACCACCAAGCTTTTTCTCTAGCTCGGCGTACGCCTGAGCCATCTGCGCCGCGTCCTTGAACTTGGCCGGGAGCCACTCAGGGCGCGCAGGCTCCTTGGGGGCGGGAGCATTGGTAGGATTGAGAGCCGCAGGCGCAAGCTCCTTAGGAACCACACCAGGGTTCACCGGAGTGCCCGTAGCGGGCGCTACAGGAGCCGGTGCGGCAGCGGCAGGAGCCTTAGGGGCCTCTGCCGGTGTCGGTGCGGGTCGAATAGTGATGCTATCGACCATTAGCCGCGCACCCCTTCAATGGCTTCACCAACGCCACCAATGTGGCCGTTAACGCCACCAGTCTCTTTGACCATAGGGTTACCTCAGTTATGAGTTACGACAGTGCCGTTCGGAAGAGTCTCTTCGTGAGCACCCTTCAAACGGTCAGAGGAACTCTCGACCACAACGCTCGCCCATGAGGGAGCATTGGGATCGCGGGACACCTCGGCCTTGGGAGCGGAAGTGTCCACCTGCAAATCGTCATCAGTGGACATTGGTGGTTCTCTTAGTTGTGAGTGACAACCGTTCCATCAGGAAGGGTCTCGGTAAAAGGATACTTGCGCGGCTCACTGGCCTGAGGCTGCTGCGGGAGCACCTTGGGGGCTTCCTGCGGCTGGCTGGCCTTGTGGCTGCTGGGCTGCTTTGTCAGTGATAGATTTCGCACTGTTAGTCGCTATGTCACCAAGAGCCTTAGCACCATGGGGTACGGCCTGCATCGCTGCCTGCTGCATCATCTGCTGCTGCTGCTTCTGTTGGATTTGATCATCCGTGAACACAAGGTTCTCGGTATCAATGCCCAACGCAGTAGCGCGGCGCTTCATGTACTCTTGTGGGTTAATGAACTGCTGGACGGCACCTAGGCCAAAGATTTCGGCCATGCCTTCCACAAGCTGGTCTAGGCGATCAAGGTCATTGCCTCGGCCCAACGCCTCTAGGCCCGTTACAATCGTGGGCTTGATGAGAGCGGAAGGCAGCGGCGGGAGCTTCTTCGCCCGCTCCATCTGGAACATCAGCCGCTTCACAAGCGGTAGCTGAAGCTCCTGAGAGAGCAGCGAGTAGAGTCCACCTAGCGAGGTTTCAAGCTCCTGCGCCATGAACCGAATTTCTTCAGCCGTGACACGCTCAGCATTCCGCTGGATAGCGGAGTTGAGCATGAAGGCGTAGGCGAGCGAGTCATTGATCTTAGCTGCGGTCTCAGCGGCAACACGGAAGTCAGCGGCCTTATTGGCCTGCATGAACTTCACGTCTTCTTCGCGGCCCGCGCGCACGGCCCCATTAGGAGCCTCGGCAATAGTCTTCTCCTTGGTGATCCCGTTAGGGTTCACTAGGACGATGATCTTCGCCATCGCGGCAGAGCCTTCAACGATGGCCTGCGTGAGACCTTCAAGAGACTGCAAGTCGCCCTGGTACTCTTCGACCATGCCGCGCCCGTAGTCCTCGCCGTCCACCCGAGACCACCTAAGTGGCAGCCAAGGGGACTTATCGAGCGGGTATCGGCCCTGCGAATTAGGGACCTGCTTGCCTTTCAATTCCTGGTGGACCGTCCAGAACTTGTCTTTGCGCTTGACCCACGTATACAGGTCAATCGTCTTCTCAGCGGACGGAGCCTTGCCATCAACGGCAGCAGAGCCTTGCGCGTTAGTCGTACTATCGCGTAGGAGGCTCTTCATACTGTCAGGGACAGCGGTAGGCGACAGCAATTCGTGTGTGAGAATTTCCAACACCTGCCCCGAAGGGTCACGGTGCACAACGTAGTCGCCTAGATGGAATGTTCTTACGGTGCTGTTGGGCTGCATATAGAGCAGCACATTGCCAGCAACGATCAAATGCTTTAGCGCCTCTGCAACGCTTGTGCGGATAGCAGAGGTTTCAATTTCGGTTTGGACTTCACGCTCAATCTTAGAGAGCGCCTTGTCCACCTCGGCCTTCATACCGGGCTGGCCGGTCATCTTCTCAATCGCGAACTCGCCAATCTCCATGCGGAAGAACGGCTGGTTAGGCGGGAACAGCGAGAGAAGCAGCTTGGAAGCGAGGTTGTTAACTCCACGCGCGCCAGTCGCCTGGAACGGAGTGGGAAGACGTGATGCCTGAGTGCTCCCAACGGGAGGGACCAGGGCGGGGATGGTAAGCTTAGAGGCTTCGCGCGCACGATACAGAGGCATCGAGCGGCTTGCGGCTAATTGATCATACCTCCCCTGGGCAGTCGTTGCGTCCAAGGGGTTCTTCTAAATTACGTCGGGATATTTAGGCCCGGATTTGAGGTGAGCGGCATCGAGCTACTTGAAGCTTGCGTAGGGATCGACAGAGAACGCTGCGCGGTAGTGGGAACCGGGAGACCAGTCGTAGGGTCCACGGTCGTGTCGCGGCTCGAAGTCGAGCTAGCAGGTGTGCCACTGTAGTTGATCGGCGCGTCAGGCTTCTGATTGTCTTTGTAGTTCTGGAAAGCCTTTGAGGTGCCAGCGAGACCAGAAAACGCATCAAGCGGATTATTGGGGCCTAGTGCCTTGTCCTGTAACCCCTGAACAAGCGCACCACCCGGATCAAAATATTTAGCTATGCTCGGATTGAAGCACATTGGTTGCTCAGGTCGGTATCGAGATGCCAGGGTTCGCCGTAGTCGCGCCACCAAGGGAGTTGAGGGGGATGAGTAGCGCGGAGCGCCCTGTGCGATCTGCGTTGGTCTTGCCCTGGTCCTCACTCTGCGCCAATTGAGCGGCGTTCATCATCGTAGGATTAGCGGGAGGAGCAGGAGCGGCGGCAGGAGGTGGCGGCGGCGGCGGGGGTGCCTGCGGGGCAGGCGGTTTAGGCATGAAGCACATGAGTGGTTTCTAAGACTGACTCATCGCGCCGACGGCGCAATTCATTGAGGTGGTTGACAACCTCTCTCTGACCAGCCTTGAACCAAATGTCGCGCTCATTCATTGAGGGGCTGACACGTAGCTCGGGGAAGTGCTCGTTCAGGTAGTCCACAAGGGCATCAGCCGTCATGGGGAGAACTTGGTCTTCCATAGGGTCCTTTAAGGGGGAATGAGTAGGCCCACTGAAACGGGGCAATGGGCCTACTTAAGGGCAGTCAAAGGGGGATGATAGCAACAGCAGGCCCTAATCTACCTTTGGTGCCTTCCGCTTCCCGCCTTCTATTACAACGATCTTGCTGCGGAGCTTCTCAGCAGCACGGAAGCGGGCTTCACGGGCACTGAGGACCATCTGACGGGCCACGGTCATACACTCCGCAGGCGGGCCGCGCCCAGCGTCGAGAAGGTCAGCAGCGAAGTTCTGAACCTCCTTCTCGTAGTCGAGCTTGGCCTGTGTCCAGCGATCAACCATACACGTCACCATTCTCGGCGATCTTCTTGTCCTCGTAAGGGGCCACGATACGCCGGTAGAACTCCTTGCTGGCCCCGTCCAGCGCACCTAGGAC